AACTGGATATTTCGGCAATCTACAAGCTTCTTTAACTTGTTGTGGTTGGAACTCCGTTTCGAAGCTCCCATGCAGCTCATTGAAGAGCCTATCAAAATGTGTAAAGTAATGATTCATAATTTTTATTCCTCCTTTCGGCAGGTGTTAGAAGACTAATTATTTTATTTGTTACGTCCTCTGTTTTATGGAGGGTTTTATCCACCCCATCGATTTCGACAATCAGAGAGTACCCTGATTTGCCAAGTGTAGCTTTATATAGAGAGGTACAGCGACGCATTAGTATGTTATACCTAGCACTGCCTTTCTTAAGCTTCTCCTTCGTTATAGTCTTGTAAGGCTCCATTTGAACATAAACTTTCTGCGAACTTATAACGTGAACTGTCTGACCCTCGACGAAGTTCTTCAGGTTTCCGTGACGGACTTTGTTCGCTTCTATCCCTTTAGGACTAGATAATACGAGACAGGTAATTAAAAATAGTTTATGAAACATGTTCGGGAAAATACAAAAATGGGGTTGTTAGGGGAAAACCAGTTTCCCCCTATGGTTAACTCTCATCTCTCTACGAAAAGACACTACGCGCTTTCACAGTGTTTTGGCGCAATAGCTCAGAATAAACCATCGGTTATTTATATATGTCCTACCAAAGGGGTTAATATTAACATCCTTCCTCTGATTATCATCAACAAAATAAAGTTTGTACTGGTAATACCAAGTAAAAAGTTTTTTACTTTACTGACAAAGGACGAAAAAGCAATTTTAGATTCCGCAAGCGCCTTAGCAGAAAAAATAATAATTTTAGAGACCAAGACTTCGAACCCTTTAGATTGGAATAAAGATTTAATCGCAGGAACCAAACGGGTTATAGACTCTTCAGACTGGGTAATGATAGCTCACAATCAAAACGAGGAGAACGAAGCTTTCGCAGACCTGTGCCTAGAGTTCGAAGGGGACCCTACTCCGGTTTTGGAAGTTGGCTTTGGTCAGGAAGAGTAATCTCGAGGAAATCATCTCCATACATTTTATGGAAAGCTAAACGGCTTTCATTCCACTCCTCACTCATTGCACCCTCACCTTCTGATGAGTGTAGAACCATGAGAGGAACTACGTGGTTCTTTCGCCCTTTACGATTAGCTTGTAACGTGTAGTACATGTCGTAGTAATCCCAATCGGATGAAAATTCTTTTGGTTTAGCGGTTTTTATATTATTTAAAGTTGCGCCTGTGGTAATCAATAACAACCCGTCTAAAACCTCCGCTTCTCCGTAACCTCCGTAGTACGTAGGGAAACACTCGTCAAGGCTATCGCCGTGCCACACGCACCCGCGCAGGAAGCTGTCGGGATGAGGGTATTCCCTGCCTAGCCCATGCCACCAACAACTCGTCTTGTTTAGGCGTTGGGGACCTGCGATACCAAGAAACCCTACATCCTTCGTAAGATTATTGTCTACAACCTCGTTAAACATTTCAGGAGTATTTAAAATTTGTATGTCATCGTGGCACATAATAACTTTATCTTTTGCTATAATGTTATTATCTTTAAATGCTTTTGAGTAAGCTTCAAAGATAGAGCTCTCATTTACTAAGTAATGGACGACCCATCCTGCTTTCTCTAAAAAAGTTTTAATTGGACGCTCTTTCGCTTCGCGGGTAGGTATAAAGGCAAGTTTTCGCATGTCTATATAATAGTGTAACCATCATGAGTCCTGAAGAAATAAAGCAAGAATTTTTGAAATGTAAGGAAGACCCAGTCTACTTTATGCGTCATTACATTAAGATTGTCCATCCCATACGCGGGAGAGTAAACTTCGATTTATACCGATTCCAGGAACGTATCATTAACGAGTTCAAGGAAAACAGGTTTAACCTGATGCGTAAGTTCCGTCAGGCGGGCGCCACAACAATCAGCGCTGCATACGCTCTTTGGTACATCACCTTTAATAACGATAAGAATGTTATGGTGGTATCCATTGGTGACCGTGAATCTAGAGATTTTCTAGACAGAGCTGTTAACATGTATGATGATTTACCTACCTGGTTGCGAGCACCGGAGACGGAGCGCAACAAGCACGTTCTTAAACTTTCCACGGGAAGCAAGATAAAATCTCAACCTGCTGGTGCGGGACGTGGAGAGTCGGTATCCCTACTCATTGTGGATGAGGCGGCGTTTATCGATAACATGAGAGAGTTTTGGATGGCTATCTACCCAACAATCTCGACCGGTGGTTCAGCGTGTATCCTTTCTACGGTGAATGGTATGGCTAACCTATATTACGAGCTATACCGAGACGCTGAGCTTGAAAAGAACGATTTTAACGTAATTGATATTCATTGGAGGGAGCACCCCGAATACACTGAGAAGTGGGCAGAGCAGACGAGAAGTAATGTAGGTGAGCGTGCGTGGTTGCAGGAGTACGAAGGACAGTTTCTTGGTACGGGTGAAACCTTTATTGACGGTGGTACATTAGACCAGGTTAAGATTAGCACTACTCCCGAGTTCACCAAAAAGCATTACAACATGATGCGTATCTTCGAGGAGCCACAACCCTACCACACTTACCTGATAGCCGCGGATACTTCTTTCGGACGAGACAGGGACTACTCAGCCTTCCATATTATAAACTTGTACAACGGAACCCAGGTAGCTGAGTTCTATAGTAACCGTTGCGGATTGAACGAGTTTGCTCGAATCATGTCTGAGGAGGGGTTACGCTACAATACAGCGTTTATATGCCCAGAAAGAAATGGTTTAGGGTTAGCCCTTATCGAGCAATTATTTGAAGTGCATGAATATGAAAATATGTGGTGCGACGACAAAGGTCAGATGGGGTACTTGGTAAATAACAAAAATAGAGATATTATGTTAAATACTTTACAAGAAAAATTAAAAACTTCAAAAATAAAGATTAATTCAGAGAGAACTTTTAAAGAGCTAACTACTTTTATAATAAGTAAATCAGGAAAAATCAAAGCAGAAGATGGTTTTGCAGATGACCTGGTTATGAGCCTAGCTATCGGTGCTACTATTATGGAAGACATTGTAGGCAAAAGCCCAGTTCCTATAGTTATGGGTGACTTGGAAAAACCTTCTGGCAAAGAAAGTATAGAAGGTGGTTTCTCCAGGGGTACATACAATAAGAGCCAGGAATTTGAGGATTACAGAAAATGGATTTAAACGATAACAACAACGAAAATCTCGAAGAGAACGAGCAGTTAGATGAGAATGCAGGTTTTACCGCATTCCCTGGGTCACGTGGCTATAACCAACAGGCACCTTTATCCGGAGCATTTGCTGCGTTCTTTAAATCATTCTTTACAACAAAGAAGAAGCGCGGTAGACCTGCCGCCGCTAAAGACCCGTTTAGAGGGGACGTAGTAAAGCAAGCAGATGGTGAACAAGACACCTCTATGGGTATTGGTGTATCCAAAGGTGGAGTGCAATTACCTCAAGTTGAGTACGAACGTCGTCGCCGTTACCAAGATTATGAGGCTATGGACGAGTACCCAGAAATCGGAGCCTCCCTAGACATCTATGCAGATGACGCTACTCAAACCCATCTTGATGGTCACATGATTGAGGTACAGACAGAAGTTCCTGAGATTGCAGATGCTGTAGAGGCTTTTGTCCATGAAACGAACTTAGAAATGTTTATGTGGGATATCATCCGTAATATGTGTAAGTACGGCGATTGTTTTTTAGAAAATATTGTGGATTTAAATAATCCAGACGCAGGTATCCAAAGATTGAAAGTATTGAACCCTGTATTTTTATTCCGTCGCGAAGATAGATTCGGGTATTTGAAAGGATTCATCCAAGAAGTACCAGAGTCCACCTCCCAAGCATACAATCAAGGCATGGGGCACATTAAAAAGAAGAGTATTATCGACTTAGACCGTCACCAACTGGTACAGTTTAGGTTGCATAACTCAGACTCTAATTATTACCCTTATGGGAAATCTATTTTGGCACCTGGGGTGCGGGCGTGGAAATCACTACGTATGATGGAAGACGCGATGTTGATTTATCGTTTACACCGAGCTCCAGAGCGCCGTATCTTCTATATTGAGACGGGCAACCTTCCTCAATCTAAAGTAGAGATGTTTATGGAACGCGTTAAGCAGAAGTTCAAGAAAGAGAAATTTTACAATACGCAGGAAGGCGCAGGTGATGAGCAATACAACCCTATGTCAGGAGAGGAAGATTTCTTTGTCCCAATAAAAAATGGTCAAGGAACAAAAATCGATACCTTACCAGGAGCTCAGAACTTAGGAGAGATTGACGATGTTAAGTACTTCCGTGATAAGGTTTTAGCTGCAATGAAAATCCCTAGAGATTTTATTGTAGAGCATGACAAGTCTCCAGAACGTAAAGGCAACCTAGCTCAGCTAGACGCCAAGTTCGCTAAAGCTGTTATGCGCGTACAACGTGATACAGAAGTAGGTTTGAATACTTTAATTAAACGTCACCTAAATCTGCGTAAATTCCCAGCACAGCTGGTTCAACAGCTTCGTATTAAACTCGCTCCGCCATCCGATATGGCTGAGAAGAGGAAGTTGGAGTTATCAGAACAACAAACACGTGTAGTCCAAGCGGTTAAAGGTTTGGAGATGTTCTCTAAAGAGTATATTTTTAAGAATTTCTACAACTTCAACGATAGAGAAATTGAAGAAGTTAACCAACAACGTGAGGATGAGACTGCTGCTGACCAAGAACAACAGGCGGCGGCACAGGGCGGTGC